AGCAAACAATTTTATTTGATTGGATGCAGACAGTACCTTTACAAAGTAAATCCCCTCAGGGACGCCTACAAGGGTGTCTGAGGACGCTCTGTAAAAGACTTCATCGCCAGTTACAAATGGAACTGGGGATGCAAAAGAAATAATGTTGTATTTTAAAGTTGAATTGTTAAATCCTTGAAGTGCACTACCAGAGGCAGAAGTCAAGGTAGCACTCAAAGCACTCTCAAGAATGTTGTATGATGGTAAAGAGTTTGAGGCAACATATGCATGAGCATTATCAAAATAAACATTTTGAATGTCAGTGGTAATATTATTGTCACCATAAAATAGTGGAGTACCACTACTAGTAGCGGTCTTAAGTTTTCTCCTAATCGTGTAGATTGCTGAACTAATGCCAGTAAATCCTGCAAGATTGTTAAGAGTGATTTGCTTATTTGAGGCAGTAATTGAAGCAACTACGGCGTTGGCGTGAAGAACAGTTTCTGTGGATCCACTTAAAATATCTACAGAATCTCCAACTTTGAGACTGGATTTATCAATTTCACTTTTCAGTTGAACTGTGGCACCATTTATACTTTCAACATCAAATCTACAACTTGTATTGTATATCCAACTATTGGCAAATATTTGCTTATCAGTTTTATTGACTTCTGGATTTTTGATTCTTTCACCAATGTTTTTTACAAATATTCTTTGCCCCTCATTAGAAAGTAAAACATCATCAGTTATTTTAACATCAGAGAGGACACCTCCAATTCTAACTTCTACTTTCTTAGAAAGGTCACCATCTTCGTATCCTATGTAAACTTCGTCAGTTCTAAGATCTGTTTTTGGATCTATGGCAGTTCCAATACCACTACATCCAAGGAACTGGTTTACAGTTTTATCAGAATACTCAATAGTATTTCTACCAGAAATTACAGTTCCAGTCTGTGCAAATCCAACTGTTGAATCAACAGTTACAACAGAAGAACCTACACTAACACTATTTGAAACTTTTGTGGATGGTTGAACTTTAAAAGTCCCTTCTACAACATCTCTATCATCAAAACCAACAAATAACTTAAGCTTAAAATATGTGCTGATTCCAGACCGAGTAAGAATTTCTACTTCAGAAATAGACGCTTGAGTTTCAGAATCAGTAGATTTTACAATCGTTTGACCAACTAACTTATTAGGATCTCCAGAAATCCTCTCTACAACAACTTCTTCTCTTCTTGTAAATTTTGCTGCTGAGGGTTTGATAAGTTTGGATTCTAAATCAATTACAGATGCATTGACACCATAAAGAACCTTGAACAGAATTTTGAAAGAATCCTCAGTACCCTTTGCCTCATATAAACCTCTTATTTCTTTTACAAAGTTATTAACATCTAAGTCATCTACAAAATCAACGTCCTCAAGACCAGGAGCATAAGAATACTTTAATTTTTTGTAAAACTCTTTGAGAAATAAAGAACTTAAGTTTTGTACAAGATCGCCACTTGCATGAACTTCCTGAGATGTATCACTGAATATAAGTTCTTCAGGATCAAGTGCAGAACGATACGAAGAAATACCACTAAAACCTCTTACACATCCAGTGAAAGAAGTTGGAGTTTTTCCAGTATATGTTATAATTTCATCACCGATCTTGAACAGACCATACTCATCAGGAAATCCTTTAGTCGTGGAAACCTGAACTGTATCGGCAGTAGAGGAAATTCCAGCAGTTAAACTGGTGTATCCAGTAACAACCTCTGGTGTAAGGTTGTCAAATTTAAGATACTGGTCTAAGTTCTCAACAATATCAGTAGCACCGCCCTGATGTTCTTGAGAAATATAATATTGCTTCAGAAAGTCAATAGATTTTGGACTTTCGGATCTAAGAAATTCGGGTAACTGACTATCAATTACTTGCTGTACTTTTACCCTTCTTTCAAAGCCTGTTTGTATCATTCTTATCCTCTCTTAAGTTCTCCGTTTAGGTAACTTGAAGTAACTTTATAACCGACGCCAGAGATCTGCTCGCCAGATGTAATAGTATCTTTAACCATATTTATCTCACTATTTGCAACGTCAAAAGAAAGATAAAGATCCTTCAAACCAATAACATCATTAGAATCAGGTACTGCCTGAATTTCAACAATATTATTTTCCTTAACTGTGGAAGTGATCGTAATCGTATTTAATAATATCTCACCCTTCATGTAGTCAACTGTTCCTGCAGACTTAATTATAACTTCAAACTGTCCAATATCATTTCTTTCTCTAACAACAGAGATGACTCCTTTACCATTTACTCCTGGAGTATCGGTAAAGTAGAATATTCCATTTCTTCCAGAGAGTCCAAATCCAGTGCTCTTAATGTTGAACCCATCTTTATTCATACGGAATCTGTTTCCGTAGCAAAGTTCATATTGAGCGGAACGATTGATCAGTGCTTTTAGATTTCTTCTGATTCTTACCCTCGTAATATTGGAGGTGATGGCATTATCAGTGCTATCAATGGTTTGGCACAATTTACTATATTTGAAGCGTCCACCAAACTGATTAATGTTTGCGGTAGCAAAAGTATTCAGTGTTGATGTAACTTTTGACTTCAGATCATTGACATTTGAGACTTTTGAATTATTATAGTAGACTCCAGAGTCAATCTCAACAAAAAGAACCTTAAGATCCGTAATTTTCTGATTAATACCCGATAAAGCGTAATTTTTTAACTTTGCAGCGATAGATTGCTTGTCAAAATCGGAAACAAAATCGCCATTTTTAGGTTTGATGCTAATAATTACGTTTCCAAACTCTGGTGGATCCAATTCTTCACCACCAACAACAGAAACTGACTCGGTATTTGGATAAATTGACTGAATTATTGCCTCATAGTCGCGAGCAGTGACTGCACGATATTGTGATGAGTAAATTCTTGGCGCAAAATACTTAATTGAGTCAATACTTTCAATATCACCACCATTTTGTGCTTTTTCGGAGGTTGAAATGGTAACATCAACGGTAGGGACGATAATATTTCCAAGATTATCAGTAACTCTTCCAGAATATGCGAAATTTTTCGCCCCATTTCCATCAATACCATCAGTAATGATATAAGAGACAGTAATTACCGAACCATTTTCTAATTTTTTGCCAAAATATCCGTCACCAAAGAGAAGTTCATACCTTTCGTCTTGAACTTCTTGTAAAAGATAGATTTCAGAGTTCTTATTAAGATTTAAAATATTTTTAGCAAGTTCAAATTCCCTTCCTTCACCTGAATCTGACGATCCTTTGACCTTTACAACGATTGTAGAGGTATCAATGAACGGATTTTGTAAAATAAAGCGTTGATCTAACGATCCATCAACAACAAATTGTTTTTTTAAGTAAGTTCCTTGATAAACATATAGGTCATTAAAATGTGCAACTCCAGAATCATTCGTAGAGGTGACATCTTCAGGAATTGAGAAGACAAATTGGCTCTCATTGACGTTTCCTACGCATATCAGACCCGCTTCTAAGGTCATTGTAGGACTCTGGACGCCGTTTGGGGCGTTGGCGCTTCGTGTATCTACCTTCAGACTGATACGTGCCTTAGCGGCGCTTCTAGAGCGAGGTACATAACCAATATTTCTTGCCAAAGAAACAACATTTTCCCTCAAAGTTGCCGAATCCAAGAAGGATTCATTGACAATCATGTTTGAGTTATAGGCAGTAATGTAAGTATTATACGCTAACGTGTCAATAAGTATGGAAAAATTAGACCCCTCAAAATCAAAGTCCGTAAACGTAGAGTTTGCACGGAGATAGTCTTTGATTTGGGACCTAATTTGGTCAAAATCTAGATTTGTAAATTTAGTAAAAGGCATATTACCTTGTTGCCTCTAGCAAAAATGAAAATTCTTGAGTAGGAAAGTCCTGACCAACAATATCATAAAAGATAGTAACATTAAATGTGTTATTATCTGGTTGAGGATCTACATCAACTTGCACATTTGCAACTCTAGGTTCAAAATTATCAATTGTGGTGATGATTTGCTCTTCAATTACGCCCGCAGTGGCAAAATCAACAAAATCAAAAAGACTTGCCCGTACATCAGACCCCAAGATTGGTTGAAAAAACCGTTCTGTAGGGATCGTCTGTACTAAATTTTGAACAGATCGCGTGATTGCTCTTGCGTTCTTCAAAATTGGCAAGTCTTTTGTCACAGGATGTGGGTCAAAAGACAGACTTATGTCTCTAAATGCTCTTGATTCCCGTGAAATTGCCATTGGTCAGTAGTTTTCTTGACTTTATTTATGGTAGCAGGGTCACCATAAACTTCCTGAATCACTCTTTCCTCTGGATCTTCTGTTTTATGCGGTTTTGACCAATAATCTGACATGATATTTGGTGCACCCCACAGTTCTTTCATATCTTCTGCTGACATTTTAGTCCTCTTCGGGTGATTCATTGTATTTATTTTCGCGCTCGTCTGCCGTTTTCCAGAAGTATTCATCCTCACGACCCATACCGAGACGCTTATAACCATTTTCAACCTGATAATACTGAGTAGAAACCTTAAAATCGGGCATTTTAGGTTCTACAGGTGTCAGACTATTATCAAAGATACGTAATCTATTATTTGGATAGAGAGCATACTGCCCATTTTCAAGTTCAATTAGGTTATGAGACTTGTGTTCGGCAGGATTTTCACTGGTCGCCCAGTCTACGTAGTCTGGATCATGATGATAGTTGTCAATTGTACAGACATAAGTCCCCTTGACATTACCATGATCGCGAGTGTAACACTCAAAATCCATTGAACCAATGAATTTCTTGTCTACACTGACGACACCATAGTCCATACAGTTCCAAAACTGTAGGTTAGGGAGATCCATATCAGGCGTAGGAGTCTCTGGATCCGAGACAAACGCACTAATTGGCAATTTATCATACATTGCCGCATATTCTGGTAAGTAAGTTTCAAAATAAAAAGCGCGTCCAGGTATGGATTTAACCGATACCCAAACGCCCTTTACAAACTCACCATGTCCAGATTGATGATCCGTCAAATATTCTTTACGGACCCATACTTCCTGAGAAGGAAGATTAGCAATCAAACAAGCCATGTAGTCTTTACAAATCTAAACTATGTATTATCGTCCTTGACCGCGATATGCTTTTTTCTTGTTATTACGAGAAGTA